TACTTTGTTTGGCTCTGTCATGAGCCGCTACGTGGCAGAGGCTACACCTTCTCACGAAAACCTCGTGACCGGAGCCTTCACAGGCGACGCCGCCACGGGCACAGGAATTGCTTTGCACCTCGCCACGTTGGTGGCTGACTTGCCAAGCGCATTGGTGGGCGAAGACAGCACAAAGATTTACATGAGCCGGAAGAGCTTCCAACTCTACTTCCAATTCTTGGCTGCTAACGACAACAACCCAGTGTTGGCTACTCAGCAGGCCAAGTTCTACCTCGGCTACGAGATTATCACTCCCGCTGGATTCCCGAACGATACGCTCTTGGCCTCTCGCGTGGATAACTTGTACTTCGGCACAAACGTCTTGACCGATCACGTCGAGGCTCGCTTTATTGACCTCCGCAACACAACCGGAGCAGACCTCACTCGCATCCTCATGATGTTTGACGGAGGTACTCAGATTGTGGACGAGGCTTCTATGGCTTGCGTTCGTCGCTCGGCCTAATAACTAACCGAGACAACGGGGGGCCTTCGGGCCTCCCGGACTCTCCCTAAAACTCAACAAAATGGCTTGTGATTTAACATTGACAGGACGGGGAGTAGGTTGTAAAGACGCTCTCGGAGGCATCAAGCGCATCTACGTGGCAGAATGGTCCGACGGACTTTGGGACCCCATTGTATCCGGCGAGGTCGCAGACGCTACTGTAGCGGTCACGTTCCAAACTTACGATATGACGCGGGGCAGCGGGTCTCTCACGCAGACCATCACTGCCGACCTTGCCGCAGGTACGGTTTTCTTCGACCAAGTTTGCTCCGTCACCTTTAACAAAGCAGCCGTTGGAGACATTGCAGAAATCTCTAACCTCGTGAAGGGCCGCATGGCTGTCCTCGTTCAGGACAATAATGACAACTGGTTCGTGGTGGGACACAAGAACGGCGTGGAAGTCTCCGGAGGTACTGCCCAAACGGGTCAGGCCGCAGGCGACCAAAACGGCTTCACGTTGGAGTTCTCAGCACAAGAAGCTAGCCCCGCTCCTTTCTTGGCTGTGACAGCTAACGACCCTGACGGCGCCGAGATTACCATTGAGGCTGCACCGTAAGGCTAACGAAATACCGGGCCAACCTTAGGCCGTTATTGTTACAAGGAGGGGGAGGGCGTTGGCTCTCCCCTTTTTTATCTCTACGCATGATTCACCTCCTACCTAACACGGGCAACCAATTCGCATACCTTGCGCCCTTTCAGGCTCGCAAGTTTTTGCCGTCTTTTACGCACTATCTCATGACCATCACCAACCAAGCAACCGCCGAGGTGGTGGCCTGTGTGCTAAATGTAACAGTAGACAACGAGAGGTACACCAAGGTAGGTATATCCACGGCTGAGGCAGACCCCGAGGGCGGAGGCGTTTTGCTACCCAATTCGGGACTTTACACCTACAAGGTGTACGGCCAAAACTCAGAGGACAACACCGACCCCGAAGACTCAAGCGTAGTGGGGGTCTGTGAGATAGGTACGGTCAAATTAAGTGATGAGGCCGCATGGACCATCCCCACGGTTACAATTCCCGATAACGTAATATATTACGAGTGACATGGAACTACTCAAACTCAAAGAATACCAAGAGCGGTCATACGCCGAGCGGCCATCTAACCAAGGGTGGGTGTCTTACGGCGATGACAATCTCTTCCCTCAATACTTGATTGACCTGTATAAGAGCAGCGCCACGCACAACGCTCTCTGCACGTCAATCGCGTATATGATTTTTGGCGACGGCGTACAGGCTGACACCCTCGAAGCGCGTCTAAAAATTGAGGAGTGGGGCTTGCAAGATGAAGTCCGCAAGGCTTGCCTAGACCTTAAGATACAAGGCGGGTTCGCGCTTGAGGTGGTGTACTCCATCGACCGCACGACTATCTCTAAGGTGCGTCACTGCCCCTTTGAGAATGTACGGACGGCAGAGGTAAACGAAGACGAGAAGATAGACTTCTTGTACTACTCTAAGGACTGGAGCGACAAGCGCGAAGAACCGCAGCTCGTAAAGACCTTTGACCCTGAGCAGAGTGTAGAGCACCCCGTACAGATTCTGTACGTCAAGCCCTTCTCGCCGGGTTCGTACTACTACCCCAAGCCCGACTACATCGGAAGCATCGACTATATCGAGCTGGATAAGGAAATCGGGAAGTACCATATTAACAACATCAAGAACGGCCTCGCTCCGTCCTTTACAATCCACTTTAAGAACGGGGTCCCAGCACAGGAGGAGCGCCGCCGTATTCGTAACGACATCGAGCGCCAACTGGCCGGGGCAACCAATGCCGGTAAGTTCATTGTGACCTACTCAGACAGCCCCGACAGAAAGCCCGACTTTGAGCCGTTCCCCCTCTCCGATGCCGACAAGCAGTACCAATTTCTTTCTACAGAGGTGTCCGACAAAATCATGGTTGGTCACCGCGTGGTGTCTTCGGCTATGTTTGGCGTTAAGACAGCGGGCCAACTCGGAAACACCCAAGAGTTGGAAATTGCCTCCGAGCTCTTCGACAAGCAAGTTATTAAGCCCTACCAACGCATCGTAAAAGACGCCCTCTCCAGCATCTTTATGGCCGCAGGCACTCCAACCATTGTAAGCGTGGAAGAGGTGCCTCCTATGGAGCCCGACGTGGCTACAGAACTGAGCGAGGACTTCCCCCGCCCCAAGGTAGAGGCCGCCGACTGGCTTGTTAAACAAGGCGAAGAGATGGGAGAGGACTGGGAACTCATCGACGAGAGAGACTTTGACGAGAACACCGAGGAGTTGCAAGATGCGCAGTGGCACTTCGCCCGCGTGCCAAGTTCAAAGCCCCAAGCCAAGTCAGAGCTTGATAACGATATTGTAAAAATCCGCTACGCCTACGATGGCCCTATTGCAGAAAATAGCCGAGAGTTCTGCAAGAAGATGATGAGCGCGAACCGCGTGTACCGCCGGGAGGACATTGTAGGAGCTAATTGGCCCGCCTCTTTGGGTGGTGCCTCGGCTCGTGCAGTGAACCCCGGATTCGGTCCAAATGGCACAGACACCTACGACTTGCTTCTCTACAAAGGCGGTCCGAACTGCCGTCACCGTTGGGTGCGCCGCACGTACTTGAAGCGCAACAACAAGCGCGTAAGCGTCAACCGCGCCCGAGATATTATTAACCGACTGCCGGAGGACGTGCGACGGGCCAACCAACTTCCCACGCAGGACCCCCGTATCTCTCAAATCCCGGCAGCAATGCCAAACAACGGCTACCTAAACCCTCGATAAATGGCACTCACCGCAGAAGTTCTATTCGTAAACCCGGACTACATGAAGCGCCTCACCCAGCTCAACGGCGGGGTAGAGGATGCGGTCATGGTCCCGGCGATTATCCTCGCACAGGATAAATACATCCAGCAGTATCTCGGTACCGACCTCTTAGAGAGGCTCAAGAGCGACATCTCAGGCTCGGGCGTTACCGGAGATTATGAGACCCTCTTGGACGACTATGTACGTAAGGCAACTGTGTGGTGGAGTATGGTGGAAATGCTGCCCAACCTCTACGTAAAGCTTGACAACGGGGGCCTCGTTATTCGCAGCGCAGAGAATACGTCACCTATTGGAGAGGACGACCTACACCGAGAGATTGAGAACGCACGACAGAACGCGCAGTTCTACACTACGCGCCTCGTAGAGTACCTCTGTAACAACTCTTCTCTCTTCCCTGAGTACAAGAGCAACAACGGCCCCGATATGAGCCCAGAGACGCAGGTGTATTATCAGAACGGCATGACCATCTCGGGCGGGTACGACCGTTTAGACCCTGACTTTGCACGCAAAATCTTTTACGATTGACACGTCAAGAGAATATTGTGCTCTTGCAGGCGTGGCTCAGTAAAGAAAAGCCCAAACCCCAAAAGCCAAAGCCGTGAGATATTTCGCCCTTCTCCTTTTCCTTGTTTCCTCCGTTGCCCTTGGTCAGGTTTGCGGCGCCGAATGTGCCCACGTAGACCACGACTTTGAAGACTGGCTACAGCTACGAAGGTCCGGCAACAGGAACTCTGACTACTTTGTTAAGTACCTACCTATCTCGTTCCACTCTTACAACGGGGCGATAACAGCAGAGCAAGCCGACTCTGCTTTTGTGCTTTTGCAAGAGCAGATGTTAGGGACTGGCCTTGTGCCTTGTCGCGCCGAGGGCAACTTCTTTCACGATTGGAGCAACCTACCAACAGAGGACCCGGTGTACGACAACCCTCTCTACTTTCAAGCCATGCAAGCCGTAGACCTTGCAGGTACCTCTCCGGTAGATGTTTGCAACGTTCACGTCTTTGAAAGCCTCGGAGCAGGCATAGCCGGGTTCTCGTGGATTAACCAAAACCCTCTCACCCGGCCGTGGGACGGCATCTACCTCAGAGCGGCCAGCGCCACCACCTCTACGATAACGCACGAGATGGGCCACTACTGCGGCCTATTTCACACCTTTAACGGGGGGCAATGTGGCGCCGTAGAAGCCGACTGTGAGAGCGAAGGCGACCGGGTGTGCGATACCCCGCCAACCTTTATCAATTACTCGTGTGACAACCCCTCTTGTGAGGCGGCAGACTACACGAACCACATGGACTACACGCCCAACACGTGCCGCGACCACTTTACAACGGGGCAGGTGCTGCGTATGCACGCTATTCTGAACAACGGATACCGAGCAAGTGTGTGGCAGTCGGGGGAATGTACAGACCCCAACTTCTTGGACGTGCAGATACTTTCCGTCCGTAACGAGCGCAGGTGCGACGACATCTTCGTCCCTGTGGTTAAGGTTGCCAACTTCTCAGCCATTGACGCCGAGAGCGCACAGGTAACGGTGAACCTCAACGGGCAGACGTATGAAAGGTTTGTAGATGTTCCCGCCATGACCATCGTATCTATTGAGGGAGACGAGATGACGGTGCCGTATGACGGCGACTACATCGGCGAGGCTGTGGTGCTTGTGGTGGCCGATGCTAACCCAGACAACAACGTAAGCACCTTCCAATACAGCCCGCGCCCCTTGGCTACGTTTAACGTCGTTATTCAGCACGACGCATGGCCTGAGTCTGAGCAGTGGAAACTGTACAAAGAGGGGCAAGCAAGCTCCTTCTATACGGGTCAGCAGTGGTACGCCGCAGGAGGTTCTAATACAAACCAACTGTACGACACCTTCGAGGATGGTATGACGTACGATCCCTACTTCACGCGCGACGAAGTTTGCCTCTCGGAGGGTTGTTACGGCGGATGGTTTAGGCACCACGGGTATTCCTCAACGCAGGAGCTGTACGACAACACCAACCCCGCTTATGAGGGCCTCGTGTGCGGCGTAGATGTCTATGTAGAAAAAGGGTTGGACGTAGACACGCTCTACTCTTATCACATAACCGCGTTCTCTGACTCGTGCGGGCTTAATATCTTATGTGAGGAAGACAATTTTGAGCACATGATTGGCGACATCGGAGGCCCCTCTTACGCATGGGAGTACGACTTGTGTGTTGAGGCTAGATATGAAGACCTTGTAGATAACGAGGAAAACCAAAACCCGTGCATGGGCGACTTCGACGGCGACGGGCAGCGCCAACTTAACGACCTCCTTTTGATTTGCGGAGAGCTCGGGCAGGCTGGCCCCGCGTGCGTGTGCGATACCGACGGGGATATGGTGGTAGATATTATGGACTTCGCCAACTTCTTGCAGGTCTACGGCTTGGACTGCGAAGGCAACGAGATGCCCCCACCCACCCTGCGCCAAGTAGAGGAGATGGGGTTTGAGGCAAGCTACATTGACATGAATGGTAGAGAGGTTGCACCACAAGCGCAAGGTATTTATCTTATGCGCATCGTCACCCCTCAAGGACTAACACTATATACCAAGGTTTTGAGATGAATTACGACGTGCTTTCTACTTTAATCCCTTCAATATTTGCCGCTGTAGGTGTGTGGGTTACTCTCAATCAAGAGGTAGCCAA